ATGAATGCACGAGACGAAGCCAAAAAAACGGCGGATCCAGTGGACTGGCATCCCGCCGATATCGTCGCCGCCCTGCGCAAGGCCGGGTGGTCCCTACGCCGCCTTTCGCAGCACCACGGCTATGCGCCGACGGTGCTGCGCTCTGCGCTGGCCCGGCCGTGGCCGAAGGCGGAGCGCCTGATCGCCGAAGCGATCGGGGTGGACCCCGCGAGCATCTGGCCATCGCGCCAAAAACGGCGCAGGACTCGCACATGCTCCAGTCAGGATAGCACTTTCCCGCTAAATCCCGACCGCAAAAGTGCGGCTTCCGACACGAACGTGAACGTGGATGCGGCATGAACGAAGCGCTTTTGAACTGGGCTTACATCGACTTTAGGCGCCCGGCGGTGGACCGCCTAGGTGCTGGGCCGGGATTTGATTGGAGGCCTGCGGGCCGGGAGGGGTGCAAGTGAAGCGCCGGAACTGGAAGCGGGTGTACCCGCACACGATGCAGGAGGCCATCCGGCTGTGCCTGGACTGGGCCGCGCACCGGCACAACCGCGGTGTGGCGCGGGTGGCGGAGCTGATGGGGATCAGCGAGTGGACGATCTACAAGTGGATGAGCGAGGGCTCGATGCCCAGCTCGCGCATCCGCCCGTTCGAGTTCGCCTGCGACGCCACGTATGTGACCGAGTACATCGGCCATAGCGCGCGGAAGCTGGTGGTGGACATCCCGAGCGGGAGTGCCGCCGGGGGCGATGACCTGCTCGCGCTGAACGCGAAGCTCCAGGACGCGGTGCAACTACTGACGCAGTTCTATCACGGCGACCTGGACGATGACGCCGTGATCGGTGGGGTGACCGCCGCCATGACGGAGCTGGCGAAGCACCGGGTGAACGTGAGCAAGAGTGAGGCGCCGGAGCTGGAGTTGTTCGGGGGCGGGGCATGACTGCCGCCGGGCTCGAGCGCGACCAGGTGCGGGCATTCACTGCAGCCGAAACGACGGATCCAGACCTGATTCAGGCAATTCGAGCCGAGATCGATCACGGACTGGAAACGGGAGCTGCATTCCGTGAAGCCAAAGCAGCGTTAGAGCAGGCAATCGAGCGCCATCGGGGAGCGCATCCGGGAGGTGCGTCATGACGCGTTCGCCCCGAGCCTCAAGCGCAGAAGCCATTACCAATATCTGCTGGTGCCGCTCGAGCAAAACGCGCCACGTGGATCCGTTGATCTCGGCCCACGTCGTGGATTCGGGAGCCCATGCAAAGTGCTCTAGGGCTCGATCGGCCGCTTTTTCCGCCCGGCTGCGGTACGGAATTGTCCGGATTTTATGGATATGCGGCCGGAAGATTTCGTTCATGGGCCAGAGCTCCGACAGCACTTCCCATGGAGACAGAGGGGTTGGCGAGCAACTGTCCATGGGGCGACCCATGCGCTCTTCCATGAGCTGCATGGCGAGTTCGATTCCAGCTTTCTGCCTGTTCATTGGGGGCGTTCCTTCGTCGGTTGGTTCGGGTGGTACCGCCAACGGTAGCGAAGGGGTGCGCCCCCGCCAATCGAACGGGGTGGACCGTGGCTGAAGCGTGGTCCATCGCCATGCCCCAGGTATTACCCCGCAATGACCAAGCGCCCGAGCGGGCGCCCTTTGGAGGTGAGTGATGAGTACAGAACAGATCGAGCGCCCCACGCTGGGCGGGTTGCCTTTCCCCGTCCCGGTGGTGAACGAGGCCTGCCGCGCGGAGATCGCCGAGCAGATCCGCCGCAGCGCCGAGGCCAGGGAGCCCTACGACGAAATGAACGCCAAGGTGCGCGCGATCAAGGCGCGCCATGGCTACGGCGTCAGTGAGGAGGCGCCTTCTCCGTGAAGGTGAACCAGACCCATTGGCGCGCTGTTTCCAGGGCCTCTTTGGACTCGGCCGAAAGGTCGCCTTCCGGGATGGTCGAGAGGGCTTCGCTGATGCCCCAGGGGAGAGAAGGATGATGTTTGCTCAGTGCGGAAATCAGGCCGTGAAGGACCCACATTGCCGTCTTCGATTCGTCGGGGGTGTTGTCCATGGTGCGTGCTCCTGGGTGGTTGGCCCGGACAGCGTAGCCATGACCGGGCCTGCGCGCCACGGGGTGGAGCATGGCTGATCAGTGGTTCACCGCTAAGGAGCTGGCCGGGCAGCCGGGTATGCCGAGCACCGAGCGAGGGGTGCACAAGTGGGCAGAGAATGCCGGCATCGATCGCCGCAAGCGACGCCACGGTAAGGGGTGGGAATACCCCATCGATAGCCTACCCGCAGAAACCCGCACGGCGCTGGCGCTGCGTTCGGACCCGGATGCTCGAAGCGGGGCGGATGCCGCGCGCAAGCTGCGCGCCACCGAGCAGGTGAGCGCCGAGCAGGCCTGGGCCGGGCGGCAAGCGGGCCTGGCCGCGATGGTGGGTCTGGGCGCCAAGGAGCAGGCCCGCATGGATGCGCGGCTGGAGGTGCTGGACGCGGTGGCGCGGCTGCGCCGCAACGCGGCCCTGTCGCACAAGCGGGCGATCAGCCTGGTGGTGGAGCGCTACAACGCGGGCGAGCTGGATGTGACGCCCGCCACCCGCGAGGTGCTGGGGCCGGATATCTCGTCGGCGAGCCTCTACCGCTGGGCGCGCAAGCTGGAGAACGAGGGGCCGGCTGCGCTGGCTGGTCAGTACAAGGCGATCCAGCAGTCCGCGATCGAGGATCAGCCGGAGCTGTTCCGGTTCGCCGAGGCGTTCATCTCCGAGTACACGGAGTGCCGGGCGACGCAACTGGAGCGCGCGATCCATGTTCGGTTCCGGGGGCGTGAGGACCTGCGCATGCCGTCCAGGCGCGCGGTACAGCGCTGGCTGAAGGCCTACCGCGAGCGCCAGCACGAAGTGCTCACGCGGATCCGCAACCCGGACGAATGGAAGGGCCGCTACATGACGGCCACCGGCTCGGCGAGCGAGGGCACCGAACGGGTCAACCAGGTCTGGGAGCTGGACTCCACGCCCGGCGACATCATGCTCGAGGACGGGCGCCATGCCCTGATTGGGGTGATCGACGTGGCCACCCGCCGGGTCAAGCTGCTGGTGAGCAAGACCAGCCATGCCGTGGCCGTGGCCAGCCTGACCCGGCGCACGCTGCTGGACTGGGGCGCCCCGGAGATCGCCAAGACGGACAACGGCTCCGACTACACCAGCCACCACATGCGCCGCGTGTTCCAGGGGCTGGGGATCGAGCAGCACTGCTGCCAACCCTTCCAGCCCTGGCAGAAGCCGCACATCGAGAAGTTCTTTCGCACGTTCCAGCACGACCTGGTCGAGCTGCTGCCCGGATACATCGGGCACTCGGTCGGCGAGCGCCAGGCGCTGGAGGAGCGCCGCGCCTTCTCCGAGCGGCTGTTCCGCAAGGGCGAGGCGATGGAGCTGCGCATGACGGCCGCCGCGTTCCAGGAATTTGCCGATGACTGGGTCCAGAACATCTATCACCACCGCCCGCACAAGGGGCTGGACGGCACGACGCCGTTCGAGGCTGCCCAGGCCGCGCCGGGCGTGATCCGCCGGGTGCAGGACGAGCGTGCCCTGGACGTGTTGCTGGCCGAGGCCCCGGGCGAAGGCCAGCGGCGCGTGCGCAAGAAAGGCATCCACCTGGATCACGGCATCTACGACGCGCCCGAGCTGGCGGACATCCGCGGCGAGACCGTGCACGTGCGCTACGACGAGACCGACTACGGCCGGATCTACGTGTACCACCACGGCGAGTTCCTGTGCATTGCCGAGGACCCGAGCGTGTCCGGCGTCTCGCGCAAGGAAGTGGCCCAGGAGCAGCGCCGGCGCCAGGCCAAGCGCGTCGAGGCAGAGCGCCGCCGCCTGCGCGAGGTGGCCAAGCAGGAGCGGGTGCGCGACGTGGCGCAGGAGATCGTGGCGGCCAGCCGCGAGGACCGCGACAAGATCGCCGCGTTCCCCCGGCCCGAGACCGAGCACACCAGCGACGGCATCGACGCCGCGCGCGAAGCCGCCGACGCGCGCGAGCGGATCGACCAGCCGCCGGAGCTGGCGCCGGTCGATGAACAGGCCCTGGCCGAGGTGACCGAGCTGCTGCGCGAAGACCAGATCCAGGACGAGACGGCCGAGGACCGGTTCCGCCGCTGGATCCGCCTGCACGAGCAGGAGCTGGACGGCGCCGAACTGCCGGAGACCGACCGCTACTGGAAGCAACGCTACGAGGACACCAGCGAATTTCGCGGCCGGTATCTGGTGTACGAGGACTATGGCGCCCGCCCGTTCATGGGCGGGGGCCAAAAGGAAGGGGCGGAATGACCCGCCCCCCACACAAGGCCGCTGGCACGGCCTGCAACTACCTAGTGAGGCAATTATGAGACACCGCATTGTGCCCGTCAAAAACGTGGTTCGCCTGTCCGAGGCGAGCGACGCCCTGATCTACCGCAGCATGGGCATGCCCGGCATGGGGCTGATCTGGGGCCCCACCGGCTACGGCAAGACCACCGCCGCCACCTGGTTGATCAACCGCGTGCACGGCGTGTATGTGCGGCCGATGGCCACCAGCACGCCCACCAGCTTCCTCGGCAGCATCCTGCGCGAGCTCGACCAGGAAGCGCGTGGCAACTGCGCGCAGATGGTGGAGCGCATCGTCGAGGGGCTGGCCACCAGCAACCGCCCGCTGTTCGTCGACGAGGCGGACTACATCGCCGAGCGCGCCCGGCTGACCGAGACCCTGCGCGACATTCACGACCTCTCCACCGTGCCGGTCGTGCTGATCGGCATGGCCGGAATTCAAAGGAAGCTCGGGCAGCGCCAGCAGCTCTCCGGCCGCATCGCCCAATGGGTCGAGTTCGGCCCGGCGGACCTGGAGGACGCCCGCGCCCTGGCCGATGGCCTGTGCGAAATCCCGGTGGCGGACGACCTGCTGGAACGGCTGCACCGCGCCGCCGGTGGCGAGGTCCGCCGCATCACCGTCGGGCTGGGCCGCATCGAGCAGCACGGCCGCGCCCGCAGCCTGGACAGCATGACCCTGGGGGATTGGACGCTGGGGGATGAAGGGTTCTTCCTGCCGCGTGCCGAGCCGCGCCAGCGGGCGGGGGCCGGTGCCCGTCGCCCCGGCAAGATCGCGGCATTCGGGGGTCGGTAATGGTGCGTCGTATGAGCCCACCGCGCGTACCGCCACACCCCGCGCGCAGCGCCCGCGCCCGCATCTGGCAGTCCATTCGCGTGCTGCGCCAGTTCGACCTGGCCACGCTCGCCGCCACCGCCGAGGCGCAGTACCACAACGTCTCGTGCTACGTGCGGGCCCTGCGCCGGGTCGGTGTCGTGCGCCGCCATTGCGGGCATCGGCCGGGTGTGCCGGGGGCGGGAGGCCGCTATGCGCTGATCCGCGACCTGGGGCCCTACGCCCCGCGCACGCAAATGCACGGCGGCGTGTACGACGCCAACGCCCACCAGACCCTGTACCCCGAATCGAAAGAGGCCACCGATGACTGAAGTGACCGCAGCACCCAACGAATGGCTCGACGCCCTGCGCGCCGAGTGCCAGCGCACCGGCAGTCAGGCCACCGTCGCCCGCGCCCTGGGCTACAGCCCGGCCGTGATCAACCAGGTCCTGCGCGGAACCTACGGCGGCAATGTCGAGCGCGTGCGCGAAGTCGTGGAGGGCGCCCTGCTGGGCATCACCGTGGACTGCCCGATCCTCGGCGACATCCCGCGCGATGCCTGCCTGCGCCACCAGGACCGCGAGTTCGCGGCCACCAACCCCTCGCGCGTGCAGCTCTATTACGCCTGCCGCAGCGGCTGCCTCAACAGCCATCTGCCCAAGGAGTACTGACCATGCAGACCCATGACACCGCCGTGGCCTACGTGCCCGGCCCGCTGCATCCCGACCTGTTCGGCGGCGAGACGCCGATCACCATCCCGGTGAAGGCCGACGACCTGAAGGTATTTCAGGTGCGCGTGAGCTGGCTGGAGTGCCACCGCGATTATTGCCGCATCACCGTGGCGGCGCCCAACGAGAACGCGGCCCAGCAGGCCGCCCTGCAACACGCCGAAGACCAGGACCTGGGCGAGGACGGCGACGACTACGAGGTGGAGACCTGCGACCGGCTCGACCGCCTGCCCACCGAAGAGGAAGTGCTCGCGTGGAACGAGCGCCGGGGAGGTGAGCCGTGCTGACTGCTGCCCCCATGGATCCCCGCGTGGCGGAGGACCGCGCCCGTCTCGCGCGGGTGCAGGCCAGCGGCCAGGCGACCGTCGAGTACGCCTGCCCGGCGTGCACGTCCGCGCTCTGGGAGCTGGTGCCCAGCGCCACGCTCGAGCCGTACACCACCTTTGCCGTGTGCCCGACCTGCGAGGCGATGCACCACCGCATTACCTGGGCGGACGCCACCGTCGAGACCAACGACCTGGCCGGCGGTCTCCACCGCCCGGCCACCACCCTGACAGGAGCCGCGACATGATGCCGCACACCTCGACTCTGCCGAGCGCCCTGGGCGCGGGCAACCAGCACCTGCTCGAAGCGCTGAACAAGGCGCAGACCGTGGCCACCCTGCTGGCCGAATGGGGCTGCGCCGTCACCCGCGTGGAGGCCGCCGAGCGCAACCCCGTGATCTGGATCACCCGCCCGCCGGCCCACCTGGACCTGCCGCGGGTATGCAAGGTCACCCGCGTGCGCGGGGCTGGCCTGCCGCCCGAGCGCCTCTATGCCACCCACTACATGGGCTGTCAGGTCCAGTGGCTGGCCCATTAACCCGGTCGTGAGGAGCGCGTAATGCACCCGGAAAACCCCTTTATGCAGGTCCGCGAAGGCCTCGGAAAGACCGAGGACCCGACCGTGGAGGGCCGCCTGGCCCGTGTGCCCGAGCTGGGCCTGGACGAATGCCAGGCCGCGCTGGACATGCCCCACCTGCAAGCCACCGTGCGCGCCGCCGTCAAGCGGCGCATGAACCAACTGATCCGCGAGGAGCGCGCCCGGATCGACCGGGCCGCCCACGCGGCTCGCAGCTAAGGAGACCCCAAGCCATGACCGAGACCGCCGCCCCCTACGACACCGAGGCCGTCCCCGACGGCTACATGAAGAACAGCGCCGGACACCTGGTGCCGGAAAGCCAGGTGCGCGAGCACGACAAGCTGCGCGACCAGACGGCGCGTGACCTGACCGCCGAGGCGCTGGAACTCAACCGCCGCCTGACGGCGTTCAAAAAGCGCGCCCTGGCGGATATCGCCGACCTGGTCAGCGTCGCGGCCAGCCGCTACGAGGTCCACCTCGGCGGCAAGAAAGGCAACGTCACCGTGACCACCTACGACGGCCGCTACCGCGTGGTGCGCTCCTATGCCGAACGGCTCTCGTTTACCGAAGAGCTGGAGGCCGCCAAGGAACTCATCAACCAGTGCATCGAGCGCTGGAGCGAAGGCGCCAACGTCAACATCAAGGCGCTGGTGGATCGCGCATTCCGGACCGACAGCCAGGGCCAGATCAAGACCACGGCCGTGCTGGAGCTCCTGCGCCTGGAGATCGAGGACGGGGACTGGGAGCGCGCCATGGAAGCCCTGCGCGACTCGATCCAGACCACCGGCACCGCCGTGTACATCCGCGTGTACGAGCGCCGCGACGGGACCGACCAGTACCGGCCCATCCCGCTCGACCTCGCGGCCGTTTAGGAGGGGACCCTGATGAGCACACCTGCACCGCAGAGCGCGGACCTCGCCTGGCAGGCGGGGCATCGCGCCTTCGAGGAACGCCCGGAACAGACCGTCGCGCAGGCCGAGGCACGCGTGGGCGTGCGCGAGGACGAGACCGTCCTGCGCACCGCCTTCCTGCTGGGCTGGCGCGCCGCTCGCGAGGGCGTCCCGTTCCGCGTGATTCATCGCGCCTGCGCACCGTACTGACCCTGGAGGCCCGCCATGCACGCCGCCCGACTGTCCCACTCGCCCCGCCTGCAGCGCGTCCTGAACCTGCTGGAGGACGGAGAACCGCACAGCACCATGGAGATCATCCTCGGCGCGCAGGTGTGCGCGGTGAACAGCATCGTCTCCGAGCTGCGCGCCAACGGCGAGCACATCGAGGCCCGCGTGATCGACGGGCTGTGGCACTACCGCCTGATCCGGAGTGCATCGTGACCGCGCGGCGCGCACGCCCGGCCCTGCGCGATGGCCATTGCTGCCCCGTGTTCACCCCCGCGCAGATCCGGCGCGGGCTCGACTCCGGGCGCTTTCGCATCACCGCCATCGGCATGGAGCGGCTGTGCAGCCGTTGCGCCCAGTACTGGCCGCTGGATACCGAGTTCTGGCAGTGGACGCCGCGCAAGTCCGGCGGCGTGCACAACTACTGCAAGGCCTGTGACCGCGAGCGCCGCGACGGCCGCAAGCCCTACAAGGACCGCCGCGCGGAGGTGTGCCATGCCGGATGACCGCCGCCGCAAGGACCTCGCCAAGATCCACATGGCCGCCAAGGCGCTGGGTCTGGACCGTGCCACCTACGAAGGCCTGCTCACCCAGGTGGCCGGCGTGACCAGCGCCGCGCACCTGACGGCGGACGGCCGGCGCAAGGTACTGACCCGGATGCGCCAGCTTGGCTGGGGCGAGCGCTACGGCCGCAAGCGCCCCGCTGCCCCCTCCGGGCGCAGCCCGCAGATCGCCAAGATCGAGGCCCTGTTGGCCGATATCGGCAACCTCCAGCAACGCGCCGTGCCCTGGCAGTACGCCGACACCATCGCCCGCCGCGTGTGCGGGGTGGACCGCGTCGAGTGGGTCCCGACCGACCAGCTCCACAAGGTGATCACCGCCCTGACGGTGCGCCGTAATCGCCTGATGCCCAAGCAAACCGAGGAATCCGCCTGATGCGCCTGCGCTGCCCCACCTGCTACACGGAGTCCAGCGTCGAGGCGGTACTGGAGGACGAGGCCGCGCGCGACCTGATGGCGCTGCTGGCCGATCAGCCGCGCGACGTCAGCCGCCCGCTGGCGCGCTACCTGGGGCTGTTCCGCCCCAAGACCCGGGCGCTCGCCTGGGAACGCGCCCTGCGCCTGGCGCGCGAGACGCTGGCCCTGGATGCGGATCCGGCGCGGCTGGGGCAGGCGCTGTCCGATACGGTGGAAGCGATGCGCGTCAAGCAGGAAGCCGGCGGCTGGCGCCCGCTCACCAACCATCAGTACCTCTCGCGTGTACTGGAGAGCGTGACCGTGCGGGGCGTATCCTCCGGCCCCAGTGCCGAGACGGCCCCGGCCCCGGCCGCGCCGCGCTCCAAGGGCGGGCAGATCCTCCAGATGCTGGAGGCCTACCCGACCGAGGCGGGCGACGACCGGCCCGAGTGGTTCGTGCGCGCCGTGTGCACCGGCCTGCGCGAGCTGGTGTTGCGCTCGCTGGAGGGCCAGCCGGCGGCCGATCTGTGGGGCGAGGTCATTCCGCACTGGATCAACGCCCTGTACCCGCGCCGGGAGTGGCGCGAGGACTGCCGCTTTCGCGGGGCCGAGCGTCTGGCGCTGGCGTTTCGCATGACCGGCGAGCGCACCAGCCGCTGGCCGCAGCCAGCGGACATCCTGGAACACGTCCCGAGGGCCTGATGCCGTGACCGACTGGAACGCCGTCTACGACTGTCTGCCGCCGCAAGCGGCCGAGCTGGCCGACATCATCGGCCTGCCGGCGCTTCAGGCGCTGGTGGACACCGCCGGCGGCACCACGGTGCACGTGCCCCAGCCGCAGTACCTGCGCGACGATCACCGCCTGGTGCAGGCCCTGGGCTGGAGCGCCGCGCGGCAACTGGCCCAGCACTACCAGCGCGAGCGCGTCGTGGTGCCCCGCTGCGTGGACGCCCTGCGGGCCGCGCGTGACGAGGAAGTCCGTGCCCTGACCGAGGCCGGGTGGAGCGCCCGCCATCTGGCGCTGCGCTATCATTTGACCGAACGCCAGATCAAGAACATCCGGGCGCGCTCGCGCCACGCCGACCCGAGTGCGCAGCAAAGCCTCTTCAACGCCGCCCCATAGGCCCCTCTGGCGCGCCGCCATCACGGCGTCTATGATGCGCCGATCCGCACCCCGAAACCGCCCCGCACCCTCCCCGTGAAGCCGTTCACCGCCGCCTGACCCCGGGCGCATTTCTACCCTGCCGGTACATCGTAACCGCAGGGACACCCCGTGAGCCGAGCCCGCCCGATCGACGCGATCGATCACCTCATCATCCACTGTTCCGCGAGCCCCAACGGCCGCGCGGACACGGCCGCCGACATCGACCAGTGGCACGCCCGCAACGGTTGGCGTCGCGGTGCCCCGCATGGCGGCGCCAACGATCTGCATCACATCGGCTACCACTGGGTGATTGAGCTGGACGGTCATGTGGCCGCCGGCCGGGGTCTGCTGGAAACCGGCGCGCATGCCGGCCCCGCCATGAACGGCCGCTCCGTTGGCATCTGCCTGATCGGCACCGACCGCTTTACCCAGGCGCAGTGGGATCAGCTCGCCTGCCAGGTGCGCCGCCTGCGCGACAAGCTGCCGGGCGAGGTGACCATCATCGGCCACCGCGACGTGCCCGCCAACAAGCGGTGCCCCGGGTTCGACGTGGCCGGCTGGCTGGAACGCGGCATGGAGCCCGAGCCCGATCAGATCCTGGAGGTGGCCTCGTGATCTCGTTACTCGATACCCGCGGCAAGCCCAGCCGCACGCTCCCCTTCGTGGCCGTGTCGTGGCTGGTGGTCACGGTGCGGTTTGCCCTGGGCGGGTTGGAGCTCGGGCCGCTCGGCACCATGCCGGCCATGACCGCCGCCGAATACGGCCCGGCCGTCTCCCTGATCCTGGCGATCTGGATCGGGCGCGAGTGGAAAGCCAAGGACCTGGAAAAGGGGGTCTCCCATGGGAATGGTTGAGGGGGTGCTCGGCCTGATCGGGCTGCTGTTTGCGGCGATCGCCTATGGCCTGAAGGCTCGCGGGGATCGCGAGCGGGAGCGCGCCGATCGCGAATCCGAGCGGGCCAATCGCAATGAGCAAGCCAGCCAGACCCAGGCCCGTGCCAGCGAGCGCTTGCGCAAGACCGAGCAGCGCCAGGAGTCCGAGCGGCGCGAGCCGGACACGAAGGATCGCCGCGACCTGGAGAACGACTGGTGAGGGCCGCACTCGTTCTAGTGCTGGCCGCCGGCGTGCTCGCCGGGTGCGCCACCCCGCGGGTGGAGTACGTGACCGCACCGCTGCCGATGCCACCCCGCCCCGAACTGCCCGCGATCCAGGGCGAGGCCCTGCAATGCCTCGCGGAGGACGACTACCGCGCGCTGGTCCAGCGCGATCGTCTGCGCCGCGAGTATGCCGAGCAGCTCGAAGCGGTGATCGAGAGTACGCACGGAGAGCCGCGCTGATGCCTTTTGACGAACGCTATGTGGTCAGCTCCGAAAAGCAGGTCGCGGCCGAGCTCGAGCACGCGCTGGACCGGATGCGGAATCGCGATCGCGGCACGGCGCCCGTGATGATCGACGGACAGCCCTGCTGTGCCGAATGCGAGGAACCCATGCCCAAGCGGGCACGGCTCGGCTACGGCCGCTGCATCGACTGCCAGAGCCGGCATGAAAGGACCCAGGGGGAATGATGGAGTTTGTGATCGACTGGCGCGGCATCGGGGTGCTGGCCAGCTTGTTCGTGACCTGGAGCGGCGTGCTGTTCTGGATCATCAAATGGCTGCTGGACCGTTACCAGCACCACCTGGATGGGCGGCTGAACGACCTCGATGCCAGCCACAAAGAGAAAAGCCAGGAAGTGGCTCGGGTGGAGCGGGACCTGCTCAACCTGAAAGCCGAGATCCCGGTGCAGTACGTGCGCCGGGACGACTACGTACGCGGCCAGAGCGTGATCGAGGCCAAGCTCGACGCGCTGGCCGGCAAGCTGGAGCAGACCCGAGTGGAGGCGAATCGTGACCATTGATCCGGAACGCGTGCGCCGCGAGAACATCCGCTGGCACGGCATCCTGACCCTGAACCACGCGCGCCCCGAGGGCGCCTGGGAGGAGCAGGTACTGGCCGTGACCCAGGCCGTCTACCCCGATGCCACCGCCCTGGAGGTGCGGCGCGCGCTGGACTATCTGCATGCGCGCGGGCTGGCCACCGTGGAGCGACTGCCCGAAGGGCGCTGGTACGCCACGCTCACCCGCCACGGCATCGACATGGCCGAGTACACGATCGACGCCGATCCCGGCCTCGGCCGTCCGGCCAAGTACTGGTGATCCCATGCCCCAGCGTAGCGCAGTGAGCCAACTGCCCGAAGAGGTTCGCTCGGCCCTGGACCGCCGTCTCGCGGAGCAGGGGTTCGCGAACTATGACCGCCTGGTCGAGTGGCTGACGGAGCAAGGGTTCCAGATCAGCCGGTCGGCCGTGCACCGCTACGGCCAGGCGCTGGAAGAGCGCCTGGCGGATATCCGGGCCTCCACCGAAGCGGCGCGGCTGATCACGGCCGAGGTCGAGGACGCGGAGGACAACCAGTCTTCGGCCCTGTTGCGGATGATCCAGTCCGAGATGTTTCAGGTGCTGATGAACCTGCGGCAGGCGAACGACGCGGAGCTGGACGCCGACCAGCGCGTGGCGCTGCTGGCCCGCGCCGGCAAGGCGGCGGCCGAAGTGGCACGCGCCAGCATGACGCAGAAGAAACTCGCGGCGGACGTGCGGCGTCAGGCGCAGGCCGAGGCCGCCGAGCGGGCGGAGACCGTGGCGCGCAAGGCGGGGGTCTCGGCCGAAGGTGTGGCGGCCCTGCGCGCGGCCATCCTCGAGGAGATGGCGTGAGCGCGCCCGGATCCGTGTTGCTCGGCTACCAGCGCCGCTGGGTGCTGGATGACGCGGCGGTCAAGGTGATCGAGAAATCGCGCCGCATTGGCCTGTCCTATGCCGAGGCCTCGGACGCCGTGCTGCACGCGGCGGCCGAAGACGGCGCCAACGTCTATTACATCTCCTACGACAAGGAGATGACGCAGGGCTTTATCCAGGACTGTGCCCACTGGGCGCGGGCGTTCCAGGCGGCCGCCAGTCAGATCGAAGAATCCGTGATCGAGGCGGACGATCGGCAGATCCTGACCTACGTCATCAAGTTCGACAGCGGTCACCAGATCCAGACCTTCAGCTCCAACCCGCGCAACCTGCGGTCCAAGGGCCGCCCGGGCGAGCGGCTGGTGATCGACGAGGCGGCGTTCGTCGACGACATCGAGGAGCTGCTGAAGGCCGCCATGGCGATGACCATGTGGGGCGGCAAGGTGCGGATCATCAGCACCCACAACAGCGAAGAAAACCCCTTTAACCAGCTCGTAAACGACATTCGGGCCGGGCGTTATCCCTACTCGCTGCACCGTGTCACGCTCGATGATGCCCTGGCCGATGGCCTGTACCGGCGCATCTGCGAGGTGACGGGGCAGCCCTGGTCGATCGAGGCCGAGCGCGAATGGCGCCAGGCGATGGTCGATCGCTACAAGCCCAACCAGGATGAAGAGCTTTTTTGCATCCCGGCCCGCGGCGGCGGCGCCTACATGACCCGCGCCCTGGTCGAACCGCGCATGGCGCCCGCCCCCGTGCTGCGCTTTGCCGGCGATGACGCCTTCAACGCCGCACCCGAGCATGCACGCCGGGTGCAGATGGACGACTGGATCCGCGACGAGCTGATCCCCCACCTGCGCGACCTGGACCGCGACCGGCGCCACACCCTGGGCATGGACTTCGCGCGCAAGGGGCACCTCTCCGTGCTGGCCCCGATGGAGATCGGCGCGACCCGGCATCGCACGGTGCCGCTGCTGGTGGAGATGCGCAACGTGCCGCACCGGCAACAGGAGCAGGTGCTGTTCGCGCTGGGGGACCGCCTGCCGCGCCTGGCCGGCGTGGCGGTGGATGCCGGCGGGCCGGGCAGCTTTATCGCCGAGGCCGCGCACGACCACTGGGGCTCGCTGGTCGATCAGATCGCGTTCAGCGAGGGCTGGTACCGCGACAACATGCCGCGCCACAAGGCCCGCTTCGAAGACGGCACGATCACCATCCCCCTGGATGACGACGTGCTGGAGGACTACCGCGCCTGGCGCCTGGTGCGCGGGGTGCCGCGCCTGCCGGATGCCACCACCGACCGCAGCGGCCAGCGGCACGGGGACGCCTCCGTGGCCATTGCGCTCGCGGACTACGCCAGCGAGCACGAAGCCGGCCTGATCGACTACGCATCCACCGGCGAGACCCGCGCCGGTATCGACATTGACGACGCCCCGCGCTTCGAAGCCCGCGATGCCGGCTGGGGCACGGTGGGCGGCGGGACCGATCTGGGAGGCTACTGATGGCAGACAAAGTCGAGACCGGCGAAGTCGCCGGCACGCAGGACGGGCGCGACATCACGCGCGGTTGGGTGGGCCCGCTGGAGCTGATGCAGCCCCAGGACACCGTGCTGCTGACGCGCGGCGGGGGTGACCTGACCCTCTATAAGGAGCTGTACCGCGACGACCAGGTGAAGACCGCGTGGGGGCAGCGCCAGCGCGCCGTGGTCTCGGCCGAGTGGGAGGTGGAGGCGGGCGGCAACCGACGCCAGGACAAGGCCGCTGCGGACATGCTGCGCGACCAGCTCCACCATATCGGCTGGGACCGGATCACCGAGCAAATGCTGTTCGGCATCTTTTACGGGTACGCCGTGGCCGAGCCCATGTGGACGCGGGACGGCGGCCACGTGGCACTGGACAGCATCCAGGTACGCGACCGGCGGCGCTTTGGGTTCGACGGCGAGGGCCGCCTGCGCCTGCGCACGATGAGCCAGCCGCGCGGCGAGCTGTTGCCCGAGCGCAAGTTCTGGACCTTCCGTACCGGGGCCGATCACGATGACGAGCCCTACGGCCTGGGGCTCGGGCACTGGCTGTACTGGCCGGTGTTCTTCAAGCGCTCGGGTGTGCGCCTGTGGCTGAAGTTCCTGGACAAGTTCGGGCAGCCGACCGGCAAGGGCACGTTCCCGCCCTCCGCCACGGCGGCGGAGAAGCAAAAGCTCCTGGACGCCCTGCGCGCCCTGCACACCGACAGTGGCGTGATCGTGCCCGAGGGCATGGACATCGAGTTGCTCGAAGCGGCGCGCTCCGGCACGGCGGACTACACCGCCCTGTACGACCGGATGAATGGCGCGATCGCCAAGGTGATCCTGGGGCAAGTGGCCACGGTGGAGGGTACGCCCGGGCGCCTCGGCAGCGACGATGCCCAGCAGGACGTGCGCCTGGACATCATCAAGGCGGATGGTGACGTGGTGTGCGAGTCGTTCAACCGCTCGATCGCCCGCTGGCTGACGGAGTGGAACTACCCCAACGCCACGCCGCCGCGCGTGTGGCGCAAGACCGAGCAGCCCGAAGACCTGAACACCCTGGCCGAGCGTGACGAGCGCGTCTCGCGACTGGGCTACAAGCCGACGCTCGACTACATCCGCGAGCACTACGGCGACGGGTGGGAAGAGAAGCCGCAGCCCGATCCGATGGCCGGGGGCATGGGCGGCCCCGCCTTCGCCGAGGACGACCCGCCGCCCACGGAGGACGGCGAAGAGCAGGCCGCGCAACTGGAACGCCTGGCGACCGAGGCGGAGGCCGGCGAGAACGCCCTGGTCGACGCGATCCGCGAAACGGTGGATGCGGCCGAGAGCCTGGAGGACCTGCGCGACCGCCTGGTCGAGCGCCTTGAGGACCTGCCGGTCGAGGATCTGGCGCAGGCCATGGGAGATGCCCTCGCGGCGGCCCAGCTCGCCGGGCGGGTGGACCTCCTCGAGGAGGCGAGCTGATGGCCGAGTACGGATCACTGCCCTTTAACGAGCAGATCGACTACCTGCGCGAGAAGGCGGCCATGCCCTCGCGCGCCTGGACGGACGTCTACGGCCGCGAGCACGACCACGCCTTTACGGTGGCCGGCGCCAGTCGCATGGCGATCGTCGAGGACTTCCAGCGCTCGATTCAGGACATGATCGACAACGGCCAGACGATTGCCGATTTCCGCCGCGACTTCGACGACATCGTGCAGCGCCATGGCTGGTCCTACCGGGGGGCGCGCGGCTGGCGCACCCGCGTGATCTACGAGACCAACCTGTTACAGAGTTACCACGCCGGGCGCGAGGCGCAGATGGCGGACCCCGAGCTGCGCGCGCAGCGGCCCTATGGGCTGTACCGCCACGGCGGCAGCGAGGACCCGCGCGAGGAACACCTGGCACACGATGGCCGCGTGGTCCCCCTCGATGACCCCTGGTGGGATGTGTGGAGCCCGCGCAACGGCTGGGGCTGCAAGTGCAAGAAGTACGCGATCTCGGCCGAGGAAGCCGAGCGCCGGGGCCTGACCGTCTCCGAGCAGGGCCCCGCGATCGAGACGGAGACCCGTACGGTGGGCGTGAACGGGCCCAACCCGCGCACCGTCGAGGTGCCCAAGGGGATCGACCCCGGGTTCGAGCATCGCCCCGGTGGTGATCGCGTGCGCGGCGTCAGCCCGCCGCGCATGGCCCGGCCCATGGAGCAGTCCCCCACGCAGGTCGTGCCCGACCGCCGCGCGGCCGACCCCCTGCCCGAGGCGCGCGATGTGGATCTCGACTGGCTGGGTGACGAGGCCACGGCCGAGGACGCCGTGGATGCGTTCCTGGACGAGTTCGGCACCGGCCGCGGGCGGGACCCCGCGTACTACACCGATGCCTTGGGCGAGCGCCTGGCGATCTCCGATGCGCTGTTCGACAACGGGCGCGGGGGTCTGGACGTGGGCGACCTGCAACAGGCCCGCAGCCTGCGCGCGGCCGCACGGGCGGTGCGCGAGCCGGACGAGATCTGGGCGGCGCTGGAGCGCGACGGCGAAGGCGCGGCCGTATTGCGCCGGCGCTATCTGACCCGCTACCAGGGTCCGCAAGGCCCGGCGGTCGCGGTGATGGAGTGGGCCCGCAACGGCTGGCGTGCGCGCGGCGACCTGGACGACGCCGGCGGGGATGCCCTGCGCCGGGGTGTGCGGCTGTATCGCCGGGGCGAGGGCTCGTAATGGCCGGCGTAAACGTGCGTTACGAGATCCGCGACGACCGGGTGCGCCGGGCGCTGGAGGCGCTGGGCCGTCGCGCCGCACGCATGGACGCCCCGCTGCGGGCGATCGGGGAGGACCTGCAGCTCTCGCACCGCGACCGCTTCGATCAGCAGATCTCGCCCGAGGGGCACCCGTGGGCGCCGCTGTCGCCGGAGTACCAGGAGCGCAAGGCGCGGCGGGCGGACGAGGTCCTGGTGCTCAACACCTACCTGCGGGACACGCTGCGCTACGACGTGGCGGCCGGGCGTCTCGAGTTCGGGACCGATCGGGTGTACGGGGCCACGCATCAGTTCGGCGATGACGCCCGGGGCATTCCGGCGCGCCCCTGGCTGGGCCTGTCCGACGCGGACGAGCAATCCGCCGTGCGCACCCTGCTCGACTACCTGGAACGACCGCTCCGGGGCGGTCGCGGCCCGAGCCAATGAGAGGCGATTTGAGCGGCGATCACTCCCGCCCCGCCATACCCGGACCACTCCGAACCCGTTAAACGCGTGACGCGTGATTTAACAGCCCTTCACGAATGCGCAGGGCGGTCATCGAAAGCGAAGGAGAATGTGTGAGCTGGATACGGCACGAATGGTTGGTTGCGCCCCAGATGGCGCCGGCCGCCCTGGTCTGGGTGACGGGCGCCGGCCAGCGCGAGCTCGCGCGCGTGGATTCGCTATTCTGGGAGCCGGGCCTGACGTACCGACCCTGGTGCGACCACGCCGGCTTCCAATATATCAGCCGGGACGGCCTCGAGACCTGGGCCCAGTGGGTGGGGACCGCGGTGTGCGGGTGCTGTGCTCAACAGTTTGAGGCCCGGCCCGTACCGGGGGCGACCCTGATGTGGGTGAACCCGGAGGGACTCGCCGGGCGATCCCGGTTGGCGCCGCAATCCCACGCCCATCCCGGGCCCTGGCGGGGGTCGCTGTACAAGGTGTGGGGGCCGTAAGAGCCGCACCGCCCGGAGCCGGGCTTTACATCCGCCGATTAAATGACGTTTAAATCCCACCGGCGGGACTTCTCGTTAAGGATGAGAATCACCCCGGCGGGGTTTTTTGGCGCCTTAGGCGGGCTCTCCGTGGCTTGCCAGGTTCGCCGAGCGCGGACGAAGGACGAGATGGAGCGTGCTTGGTTTCCCCAGCCGAGTTGGGGCACGATAGAAGTCCTGCGACACCCTGCCCCCAAGCGGTGAAACCCTTCACCTACTGACGCTCTCCCCGGGCGTTTCAAGATGGCCTCCAAGCAATCGGAGGCCGCCATGCAATCGATCCAGATCTTCAAGCCCGGACGGCACAAGGCCATGGACGGGCGCGCCCTGGAGTTTTCCGAATCCGACCTGCAAGCCTCGGCGGACGCCTACGACCCGGCGCTGCACGAGGCGCCGCTGGTGGTGGGCCATCCCCGTAGCGACCACCCGGCCTACGGCTGGGTGCGCGGGCTGTCCTACGGCGAGGGCCTGGAGGCCACGCCCGACCAGGTGGACCCGGCGTTTGCCGAGATGGTCAGTGCCGGTCGCTTCAAGAAGGTCTCGGCGTCGTTCTACCCCCCCAACGCGAAATCCAACCCCGTGCCGGGCGTGTACTACCTGCGCCACGTGGGGTTCCTCGGTGCGCAGCCGCCGGCCGTGAAGGGCCTGAAGGCGGTGGAGTTTGCCGATGCGGATGACGACGTGGTCACGCTGGAGTTTGGCGAGGTCGAGGGCGGCCTGCTGAAAGACATCCTGCGTCGGCTGCGCGAGTACCTGATCGCCGAGCGTGGCACCGACACCGCCGACCAGGTGGTGCCCTCGTATGCGGTGGAGGAGATCCAGCGGGATGACCCGACCTCCCCCGACCCCATGTATTCCGAGCCCGAACCCCAGGAGGTATCCGCCGTGGACAAGGCCGAACTGGAGCGCCGCGAGCGCGCCCTCGCCGATCGCGAGGCCAAGATCAATGAACAGGAAGCACAGTTCTCCGAGCGCGAACAGCAGCTCCAGGAGGACGCGGCGAAGCGTCGGCGCGAAGCCCACGCCGCGCGGGTCGACCAGGCGGTCGAGGCCGGCCGCCTGCTCCCGCGTGAGCGGGATGGCGTGCTGGCGTTCCTGGAGGCGCAGGACGCCGAGGCGGTCGTGGAGTTTGGCGAAGGCGACGACGCCACCCAGGCGGATCCGCGCGAATGGTTCCTGGAGTTCCTGGATCGCCAGCCGGTGGCGGTGGACTACGCCGAGCGCGGCGGGCGCCGGGACGGCGAGAACGCCCCGGCCGCGTCGGTGGACGTGCCCGACGGTTATGAGGTGGACCCCCAGTCCGCAGCGCTGCATCGCAAGGCGCTGGAGTACATGGAGGCCCACCAGGTGGACATTGTCACGGCGGTGAACGCCGTGCAGCGAGAGGAGGCGTAAGCCATGCAGAACACGGCCCTGTTGACCCATACCGTCTCCGCCAGTGGCGGAGTGACCAAGCACCGCTGCGTCGGCTTCGACGGCGCGCAGGTGGATACCAACGGCGCGCTGGCGCTGGGGGTGGCCCGTAACGATGCCGAGGACGGCGACGATCTGGCGGTGGTCGCCAAGGGTACGGCGATTGCCGAGGCCGGCGGCGTGGTGGCCGTTGGCGACGAGCTGGTCGCCGGCACCGACGGCCGCGTGATCGTGAACCCGGACGCCGGGGGCGAGCACGTCGTGGGGCACGCCCTGGAGGGCGGCGACTCCGGCCACTTCATCGAGATCCTGCTCCGCTAAAGCGGGCGAAACGCAACGGTTAAGGAGCGTTTGACATGACCATGAATACCAGCCAGGTCCGGGTGATCAACCCGATTCTGACCGAAGTCGCCCAGGGCTATGCCCATCCGGAGCGCGTCGGCAAGGTGCTGTTCCCCGAGGTGCCGGTGCGCGCCCGCGGCGGGCAGATTATCGAGTTCGGCAAGGAGTCGTTCAAGCGGTACAAGACCCGCCGGGCGCCGGGGTCCAACACCAAGCGCGTGACCTTCGGGTACGAGGGCAAGCCGTTTGGGCTGGTCCAGGACGCGCTGGAGGGCCAGGTGCCGTGGGAGCACATGGAGGATGCCAACCAGGTGCCGGGGATCGACATGGGCCGCGAGGCCGTGAACGAGACCATGGAGATCCTGTCGCTGGGCCTGGAGGTCGAGCACGCCGAGCTGGCCACCAACCCGGACCACTACTCCACCAACCACAAGGTGGCGCTCTCCGGCACCGACCAGTGGTCGGATAGCGGCAGCGACCCCTCCAAGCAGGTGCGCGAGTACCGCGAGCAGGTGCGCCGCGCGGTGGGCATGCGCCCGAACGTGGGCGTGCTCTCGGCCAACGGCTTCGCCGCCCTGGCCGAGCACCCGAAGATCGTCGACCGCGTGAAGTACACCAGCTCCGACTCGGTGACGGTGGAGCTGCTGGCGCGGCTGTTCGGTCTGCGCCGCCTGGCGATCGGCGAGGCGGTGTACCTGGGCGATGGCGAGGAGGAAATGACCGACGCCTGGGGCAAGCACATGGTGCTGGGCTACGTGCCGGAGCAGATCACCAGCCGGCGCATGCCGAGCTTCGGCTACACCTACACCCTGCGTGGCCACCCGCTGGTGGAAGAGCCCTACCAGGACCGCAACGCCAAGAGCTGGATGTATCCGGTGACCTACGAGCGCAGCCCCGTGCTGTCGGGCATCGAGTCCGGGTTCCTGGTCCAGAACGTGGTCGAGTAAGGAGGCCGTGATGGGATACCAGGTACTTCAGCCGCTGCGGCATAACGGCCGCCGGTACGCCCCGGGTGACACCCTGCCGGACGACGCCATCAGCGCCGTTCAGGTGGAGAACCTGCGTCACCGCCGGCCGCCAGTGCTCGCCGGGGAGGCCGCGCCGGCGCAACCCAAGGGCCCCGCCGACGACGACACGCCTGATCCGATGACGAAGGCCCTGACCGGGCTGGATCGCGGGAACGAGGCGCTGTGGACCAATGGCGGCAAGCCGACCGTGGAGGCCCTGGGCGAAGCCCTGGGCCGCGAGGTGACCGCCAAGGAGCGCGACGCGGCGTGGGCGGCGTTCACCGAGGGTGACGCGGCGTGAGCTACGCCACCCAGGCGGACCTGATCGACCGCTTTGGCGAGGGCGAGATCCTCGACCTGGCGGATCGGGATGGCGACGGCACCCCCGACACCGATGTGGTGGAGGGGGCGCTTTCGGACGCGGCCTCGCTGATCGACAGCTATGTGGGTCGGCGCATGCGCCTGCCGCTGGATCCGGTGCCCGAGGTGCTGACCCGCGTGGCCTGCGATCTGGCCCGCTACTACCTCTACGAGCACCGCGCCACGGATGAAGTGACGCGCCGCCACGAGGCGGCGATGCGCTACCTGCGCGACATCGCCGAGGGCAAGGCCTCGCTGGGGGCGGATGCCCCGGCCAAGACCACCAGCGGCTCGCCGATGGTGCGTCCGGGCCACGCCGCGTTCGACGACGACGCGCTGCGGGGGTACTGACATGCTGGCGCGCGTCGAGGACGCCATGATGGAGCGCACCCAGACCGTGGTGGGTGAGCACGTCCAGGTCATCGAGGACCTGCCCGGGCGCTGGGACGAGCGCACGCTGCGCGCGGCCCTGCGGCGGGTGCCGGGCATCTATATCGCGTGGTCGGGTGCTCGCCAGGCGGCGCGCGAGAGCCAGCAGCCCGAGGCGGTGGCGCGCTATGTGGCCTACGTGGTGACCGGGCATGCCTCCGGCGAGCGCGAACGGCGCCGGGGCAACCAGCGCCAGGTGGGCGCCTACGAGCTGATCCAGCGCCTGGTGCCGGGCCTGCACGGGCTGACGGTACAGGGCATCGGCACGCTGGCGTTTCGCTCCATCGAGAACCTCTACTCCGACCGCTTCGACAAGGAAGGGGTCGTGGTGTACGGCATCGAGTACCACATGGGGATGACGTTCCCGCCGGCGTTCGACGCGGCGGATCTGGCCCCGTTCGAGACCTATCACGCCACCCACCGGGTGGGTGACGACCAGACACCGGACGCCTACGACCAGGTGTCCCTGCCCCAGGAGGACTGAGCCGTGTCGCAGACCGTGTTTATCAAGCCGCGCAACCGCAACCCGAACAAGCCCGGCGACGGCGCGCTGAAGGTGCGCCAGGAAGACGGGCGCCACCTGCCCGAGGCGGGGCGCGAAGTGTCGCTGACCTCGTACTGGCGCCGGCGCCTGCGCGACGGCGACGTGGTCGTGGCCAAGCCGCCGCAGAAGACCGCCACCAAGACGAAGACCGAGGAGTAACCGACCATGGCTGTGACCGCTGGCGTATTCAACGAGATCCCGACGGCCCTGCGCACGCCCGGGGTCTATGTCGAGTTCGATAATCGACTGGCCAACTCGGGCGTGTGGCAGTCGCGCCTGCTGGTGCTGGGGCTGCGCGACCCCGACACGGCCGAGAAGGACGAGTTCTCGGTCGATCGCGTGACCAGTGCCGAGCAGGCCGAGCGCTACTACGGGCGCGGCTCCATGCTGGCCGAGATGGTGCGCGCGGCGCTGGAGGTGGACCCGTACCTGGAGCTCTACGCCCAGCCGCTGGATGCCCCCGTCGCCGCGGCCGAGGCCACGGGCTCGATCACCGCCGCCGGGCCCGCCCTGGTCGCGGGGACGATCTCGCTGTACATCGCGGGGTACCGGATCCGCGTGGGGGTGGATGCCGGAGACAATTCCGAGGCGCTGGCCCTGGCCATCGAGGCGGCGATCAACGCCGACGATCGCGTGCCGGTGACCGCCGCGCTGGATGACACCGACCCCACCCAGGTCAACCTGACGGCGCGCTGGGCCGGCGAGACCGGCAACGATATTCACCTGGCCGAGAGCGTGCGCGGCGAACCCACCGTGCGCGGCGTGAGCCTGACCCTGACCCAGTTGGCCGATGGCAGCGCCAACCCCGAGCTGGGCGACGCGATCGCCGAGTGGGGGGACGAGTGGTTCCACTACATCGCCTGCCCGTTTACCGACGTGGCCAACCTGGACGAGCTGGGCGACGAGCTCGACCGGCGCTGGGGCCCGATGGTGCAGATGGGCGGGCGTGCGTTCTGCGCCTATCGCGGCAGCCACAGCGAGACTGGCGACTTCGGCAGCGGGCGCAACAACCCGCACGTGACCGTGATGGGGACCGGACAGGCCGTGAGCCCGACGTGGTTGTGGGCCGCCACCAACGCGATGGTGGGCGCCGGCGCCCTGACCAACGACCCGGCCCGGCCGCTGCAACGCCTGGAGCTGCCGCGCCTGATCGGCCCGCGCCAGGAAGACCTGTGGACCCAGGCCGAACGCAACCTGCTCCTGTTCGACGGCATTGCCACCTACACCGTGGCCATGGACGGGACAGTGCAGATCGAGCGCCAGGTGACCACCTACCAGGAGAACGCCTCCGGCGTGGCCGATGACAGCTACCTGGACATCAACACGCCCGAGACCCTGGAGCGGATCCGCTACGAGCAGCGCTCCCGGTTCTTGAGCAAGTACCCGCGCCACAAGCTGGCCTCGGACGACGACGCCGGGCTGTACGGCGCCGGGCAGCCGATCATGACCCCGCGCCTGGCCAAGGCCGAGCTGCTGGATCTGTATCGCGACTTCCTCCAGTCCGGGTGGGTGCAGGGCTACGAGTCCTACGCCGAGAGCCTGAACGTCAACATCGATCCGGACGACCCGACGCGGCTGAACATCATCGACAGCCCGCAACTGATCGGTCAGTACCGGGTGCATGCACAGCAGGTGCAGTTCCGCCGTTAACCCCTGTTTGAGGAGTCCATAACCATGACGCAAATCACCGGCAAAGCCACCGTCAAGGTCGACGGCGACGAGCTGCTTGCAGATGCGAATGCCACGCTGAACCCGGGCGGCAATAACCGAGAGGCCGTTCTCGGTCCTCGCGGGGTACAGGGCTTTCGTGAAGAGTCCGTCGCTCCCGAGCTTGAAGTGACGGTGCGCCACACGGAGAACACCGACCTGATCGCTCTCGCGAGGATTACAAATGCGACGGTGACGTTCGAGACCGACACCGGCGATGCCTATCTGTTGCGGCGCGCCTTCACGACCGAGCCGCCCCCCCTCTCCTCGGGTGAAGGCAACGTAACCATGCGCATGAGCGCTTATGCCGTGGAGCGCATCTGATGGCGGCGACAGTCACGGTGACCTTGGTCGATGGCATCGATATCGGGGGCGAAACGCACCGTGAAGTGGTGCTGCGCGAAGCAACTGCAGGCGATGTCCTGGATGCCCAGGAGGAGGCGGAGCGGCTGGTTTACACCCCGGGGTCGAGTGGCGGGATGGAGCCTGCACTGGTTACTAGCCCTTCTCGGGTGGGCGTCGAGGTGTTGCGTCGCCAAGTGGTCTCGGTTGGAGATGTGAGCGGCCCCGTGGATCTGAAGATGATGCGGCGCCTCTCTCCGCAGGATCTCAATACGCTATTGGAGCGAGCCGAAGCCCTGGACGGTGCCGCTGTTTCCGCCGTGGAAGGGGGCACCAACAAGCGGGGGCGAGGTGATGGCGATCGCAGCACAAATGCCGAAGGCGATGTGGGCGATCGCAACGTGGACCGGATGGAGTGAGCTTGATCAGCGCCGGCTGACGATCCGTCGCGTGCTGGGTTACCTGAAACAGAGCCGTCGAGACTGATATGAGCGAACTGCGAGCCAGCGTGGTGATGGACTTGCAGGGCAACCTGCAACGCCAGGCACGACGGTATGAACAATCCATGGCGCAGCTCTCGCAGCGCGGCAGCCGGCACATGAGCCGGCTCTCGCGTGTTACGGGGGCACTGGGGCGAGGTTTGGACCGGATCGGCAACCGGTGGACCGCCCTGGCTACGGGAGCCGCTGGCATTGGAACCTTGCGGTCGCTCGGACGGATGGAGGAGCGATTTGCCCGCCTCGGTATTCAGTCGCAGCGCTCGGCGGAGGACATGGAGCGCCTTCGCCGGCAGATCTTCGACACGGCGCGTGCACCCGACATTCGTGTGGACCCCAGCGAGATCACTTCCGCGATCGAAAGCATCATCGAGAAAACAGGTGACCTCCAGTTCGCGGAAGATAACCTGCGCAATATCGCTGCTGCGATCTCGGCTACAGGCGCCGAAGGTACGAACATCGGCGAGATCATGGCCGAGTTTCAGAAGATGGATGTGCGCGCACCCGAGCAGGTGCTGCGCGCAATCGACACCCTGAATGAGCAAGGCAAGGAGGGTGCCTTTACGCTCCAAAACCTGGCCGCCCTCGGGCCGCGTGTCGTTACGGCCTACAGCGCATTGGGGCGTCAAGGCCCTGAGGCGCTGCGCGAAATGGGCGCTGCCCTTCAGGTGATTCGCCAGGGCACGGGCAGCTCCGAACAAGCCGCCACCGCATTTGAGGCATTACTTCGTACGTTCCAGGACGCCGACCGTGCTAGCGAATTGCAACGCCGCAGCGGAGTCCAGATTTTCGACCCTGACGAGTTGGAGCGGGGGCGCGAAGTTCTGCGGCCCATCAACGAGCTCATGTCCGAGATTGTCGAAGCGGCCGGAGGCCGTACCTCTCGGCTCTCGGAGGTTTTCGACGCTCAAGCGATGCGCGCATTCAACTCCGCCTTGGCCGAGTACAACCGTACCGGGGCAGTCGAGAGCTTGGATCGATTTCTTCAGGTCCAGGGTGACGGCACTGCGACCTTTCGCGATTCTGAGCGCGCAGCCCAGACATCGGCCGCCGCCATGCGCAATCTTGCCAGCGCCTGGAACGACTTCGCCGACCAGAACCTGAGCGGGCCTATCCAGGCCGCGGCGGATGCGCTGAACAGCCTGGACAAAGAAACCGTCGATCGGTGGTTCCGAATTGGCGGAGCCATTGCCGGCATCGTGGCCTCCGCCTATGCAATCCGTTCGGTGGGGCGTCTGGGCCGTGACCTCACGATGGGAGCGCGGTCTGTCCTGGGGGGCGGGATGACAACGGGCGGTGTTGCCGGAGGGCTTGGCGGCGCGGCAAGTCGCGCTGCACCCACGCCTGTTTATGTCGTGAACTGGGGCGGGATGCCGGGCGGCGGTGCTGGGCGCGGTGGTGGCGCCGGCGGCACGCGTAGGTCGCCTCATCAAACCCGTCGCCCGGGCCGTTTCCGGATGCTGAGGGCGGCCCCGAACCTGCGGGCGATTGGTGCCCTGGGCGCGGGCGCCTTGGGGACTGCGGGCCTTGCGGTTGGCGCGGCGGGTGCCGGCGGCTATGGGGCCGGCACCATGATCAACCGGCACCTGATCGAAGGCACCGAGACCGGGCAACGTATCGGTGACCGAATCGGCTGGGCGGTCGCGCGGGTACTGTCCCCGTTCAGCGAGAACGCACGCAATGCCGTTCGGGTGAATGAAGGCGGCGAGAGCCGACTCACGGTACGGATCGATCAGGATGGACGGGTTCGTTCTGCCCGCCCAGAGCGTGGCGATGGCGGGCCGGAGATCGACGTGGACGTGGGTGGTGCGGGGATGATCCCGTGACCGCGCTAGAGCTCCACAAAAGTGTCGCGGTCTGTGTCGCCGGGAAGGCCGCACAGATGCGCACCTTCGGCCTTCTGTGTCAGCCAGCCATTCTGGCCAATGTAGTAGTCGACCACGTGGCCGCTAGCGGCACGCCCATCGTCCGCGATTTTCACTCGAAGGCGAAGCTCGGACTCCCATCCGTAGGTATTAGCCCGATACGGCATGGCGGGGCGGTGCTGTGCCTCTGCGTGCTGGATGCGGTCTTGATGGGTGCTGAGCAGGTCCGGGCAGGACTCCGTGAAGCGCGCGAGGTCTTGTTCGACGGCTCCTCGGTCGGCGCTCTCGCCATCGGTAAGAGCGATTTCAAAGTCGGTCGCTGGCGCAGAACCCAAAGTCAGAAACACCAAGGCGGCACTGCCCGCAACTACTGCGCCGAACGCGATGGGGCGAAGTCCTTTCATTGCGCTGTCTCCCATTCCATGTCCTGGAGCGTAGCCCAATGAGCTGGCGAGATCGAGTCGACGACGCGCGCGGGTCGTTCCGTGGGGCGGGGTTTTGGGTCGAGCGGGCCTCGGCCCAGCAGGGCCGGCGGGTGCAGGTGCACGAGTACCCGCTGCGCGATCAGCCGTATGCGGAGGATCTGGGGCGGCGCACGCGCGAGTGGACGATCGAGTGCTACCTGCTGGGCGAGGACTACGACCAGGAGCGCGATGCGCTGATCGCGGCGATCGAGCAGCCGGGCCAGGGCGAGCTGGTGCATCCCTACTACGGCCGGCATCCGGTGGTGGTGACGGATTTCCGCGTGCGCGAGACGACGCGCGAGGGCGGGATGGCGCGGGTGTCGCTGTCGGTGATGGTGGCGGACGATGCGCCGCGCCTGCCGCGCGCCACGCGCGATACACAGGCGCAGGTGCGCGAGGCGGCGGATGCGGTGGAGCGCTCGGCGCTGGAGGACTTCCTGGTGCGCTTCGAGACGGTGGACCTGGCGGCGGATCGGGTGGCGCAGATTCAGGCGCATGTGGACCGCACGCTGGAACGCCTGGATGCGGTGATCGGGGATGTGACCGGGCCGCTGGCCGCTGTGATTCGGGCGCCGGCGAACTTTGCCGGGGCGCTGCTGGGGGCGATCGGGCGCATTGGTGACACGGTGGGCGAGCCGGGCCGTGCGCTGGGGCTGTATGACGATCTGTTCACGGCCGGGGACGAGCCGCGCGCGGTGTCGGTGAACGCGCCGGCGGAGCTGCGTGCGCAGACCGAGGCCGTCCGTGCGACGAACGATCTGGTCCGTCGCGGGGCGGTGACGCAGGCGGCGCGCGAGGCGGCGGACGAGGATTGGGCGGTGGCGGACGATGCCACGGCCGCGCGCGACACGATCATCCAGGGCATCGACACGCTGGTGGTGCGCGAGCGGATCCCGGATGACGCGCTGTATGCGGATCTGTCGGCGCTGCGGGCCGCCGTGGTGCGCGACCTGGACGAGCGCGGGGCGGAGCTGCCGCGCCTGACGACGTATACCCCGGCGGGGCCCCTGCCCGCGCTGGTGATCGCGCAGCGGCTGTATGGCGATGCGCGGCGCGCGGACGCGATCTGCGAGCGCAACCGGATCCGTCACCCCGGCCGGGTGCCCGGCGGTGAGCCGCTGGAGGTGAGCGATGAGTGAGCTGACGCTGGTGGTGGACGGTACCCAGTACCGGGGCTGGACGAACGTCGAGGTGCGCCGGGGGCTGGAGCAGATCGCGGATCGCTTTGAGCTTGAGCTGGCGGAGCGCTGGAACGGGCAGGACGCGCGGCTGCCGCTGCGCCCGGGTGAGCCGGCGCACCTGGAGATCGACGGCGAGCGCGTGCTGACGGGGTATCTGGATGACGTGCTGCCGAACTACGACGGTCGTGCGCACACGCTGGTGGTGGCCGGGCGTTCGAAGACGGCCGATCTGGTGGATTGCTCCGGCGAGGACATGAACTTTCGGGTGGCGCAGACGGTGGAACAGGTCGCCCAGGCGGTGGCCACGCCGTTTGGGATCGAGGTGGTGACCGAGGTGGATGTGGGCGCGCCGCTGCGGGCGCCTTCGATCGAGGCGGGCCAGCCCTATGCGGAGGCGCTTTCGCAACTGGCGCGGCATCGGGCGCTGTTGCTGGTGAGCGATGTGGAGGGGCGGCTGGTGATTACGCGGCCGCCCCGTGAGCGCCTGCGCACGGAGCTGGCGCTGGGCGAGAACATCCGCGAGGCGCGGGGGCGGTTTTCGTTCCGGGATCGCTTCTCGGAGGTGACGGTGGAGGGCCAGGGCACGGCGGACGATTCGTGGTTTGGCCCGCCGGCGGCTGGGGCCATGGGGCGGTCGCGGGACGAGGGTGTCGGGCGCTACCGCCCCACCCTGGTGCTGTCGGATACGGCGGTGGATAGCGGCGCCTGCCGCGAGCGCGCGGACTGGGAGGTGCGCCAGCGCTTTGGGCGCTCTCGCGGGGTGACGTACACGGTCGCGGGGTGGCGCCATCAGGACGGTCTGTGGCGCCCGGGGGATACGGTGCCCATCCGCGACCCCTGGGTGGGGCTCGACGGGGTGGCGTGGCTGATCGAGGAGGTGCAACTGGTGCTGGACGATCGCGGCGAGCGCGCGGAGCTGCGGGTGGTGCCGCCGAGTGCCTATGACCTGCGCGCGACCCCCGAGGAACCGGAAGAGGATACGACCTGGTGAATCAGCGTACGGCTTATCGACTGCTCTCCCCGCTGTGGCGCCGGCTGCGGCTGTTGATCTCGCGCGGGGTGGTGCGCCGGAGCGCGGCCGGACGGGGCATGCAGCGGCTGCAACTGGATCTGCTGCGCGGCGAGGCGCGCGAGGTGGAGCACATGGAGCCGTACGGCTATACCTCGCGGCCGCTGAACGGCGCGGAGGTGGTGGGCGCGGCCGTGGGGGGTGCGCGCGGGCACTTTCTGGCCCTGGTGGCGAGCGACCGTCGGCACCGCCGGCGCGGTCTCGAGCAGGGCGAGGTGTGCCTGTATACCGACGAGGGCGACGAGATCCATATGCGCCGCGGTCGCGTGATCGCGGTGACGGCGGGCAGCCGGGTGCACGTGACCGCGCCCGAGGTGCGGGCGGACTGCAACACCGCCGAGGTGAATGCGTCGACCAGCGTAACGCTGGATACGCCGCAGACGCTGATCACGGGTGACCTGACGGTGCAGGGCCTGATTACCGGCCAGGGCGGGCTGGCGATCAGCGGCGGCCACGGCGCCTCGGTGGATGGCGATCTGGATACGACGGGCGATGTGACCGCCGGCGGGATCTCGCTGCAGGACCATGTGCATGGAGGCGTGCAGTCGGGCGGTAGCACGACGGGGGCGGCGCAATGACGGATATCGCGATGGGTATGGACCGGCACGGGGCGATTGATATCGCGCTGGAGCACGGCGATCTGGCGACCGAGGGCGGGCTGCGCACGGCGATCGTGTTGAGCCTGCTGACGGACCGGCGCGCGCTGGCGGACGATCCCCTGCCCGATGGGTCGGACGACCGCCGGGGTTGGTGGGCGGATGCCTATACGGATCCGGCCGGCGATCAGCACGGGTCGCGGTTGTGGCTGCTGGGCCGCGCGCAGGAGACGGCGGAGAACCGCCGCCGCGCCGAGGCCTACGCCCGCGAGTCCCTGGCATGGATGGTCGAGGACGGGCTGGCGCGGGCGGTCGATGTGCAGGCGCGGGCGAACGAGCCGGGGCGGCTGATCCTGGATGTAACCGTGCGCCGGCCGGATGGGCGGCGGGAGCGATTTGAATACCTGTGGGAGGGCCTGTAAATGCCGTTTAACCGAGCTTCACTGCCGGAGCTGCGCGAGCGCATCCGGGCCGATATCCGCAGCCGGCTGCCGGAGTCGCGGCCGGAGCAGCGCCGGTCGCTGCTGGGCGTGCTGGCGGATGTGGAGGCCGGCGGCATGCACGCCCTGTACGGGTTTCTGGAGCGCCTTTCGCGGGAGGCCACGCCTTACACGGCACAGGAGCTCCTGGAGGACTGGGCCCGCACCTGGGGCGTGACCCGTCGCCGGGCCGAGGCGGCCACGGGCGTGGTACGGGCCGAAGGGGAGAACGATGTGACGATCCCCGAGGGGGCGCGTCTGGAGAGTAACGAGGGGGAAACCTACGAGGTGACCGAATCCGCGACCATCGAGGATGGCGCGGTGGAGCTGCAGGTGGCGGCCGTGGATGCGGGCGCCGCGGGCAACCTGGGTGGCGGGGAGGCGCTGCGGTTTGTGTCGGCGGTATCTGGAGTCGAGGGCGAGGCCACTGTGGGTGACGACGGGCTGACGGGCGGCGCCGAGCAGGAGCCGGTCAGTCGGTTGCGCGAGCGGCTCCTGGAGCGCATCCAGCAGCCGCCGCATGGCGGCGCGCTCGCGGACTATGAGCGCTGGGCGCGCGACGCGCACCCGGACGTGACGCGGGTCTGGCCGGTGGCCAACGAGGTCGAGACGGGCACCGTGACGGTGCGACTGATGACCGACGGCGCGACGAGTGACGGTGTCCCCGAGCCGTCCGTGGTGGAGTCGGTGCAGAGCTACATCGATGGCGAGTGCCCCGTGCACTTGAGCCAGGGCGCGGTGTTCGTCGTGCCGCCCGATCCCGTTCCGCTGGACCTCCAGGTGGAGCTGACACCGGACACCGAGGGCGCGCGTGCACGCGTCCAGCAGGCGGTCGAGGACTTCATCGAGCGCGAGAGCGAACCCGGTGGCACGATCCGCCGCGAGCAGCTTAGCGGGGTGATCTATGTGGCGGCGGGCGAGAGCCGGCACACGCTGGTTGTGCCCGCGTCCGATGTGGAGCACGGCACCAATGAGATCGCGGTGCCGGGGAGCATCACATGGGGCGCCTGACGCAGTCCGACTACCGCCACATGTTGGCCGCCCTCGCGCCGCCGGGGGCGGCGTTGCCGCGTGATCCCGATAGCCGCTGGCAGGCGCTCCTCGATGCGCTGGCCGCGGAGTTCGCGCGCGTGGATGGCCGGGGGCACGACCTGCTGCGAGAGATGCTGCCGGAGGAAGCGGACGAGCTGTTGCCCGACTGGGAAGCCACGGCCGGCCTACCGGATGACTGTGTCGAGGGCGATCAGACGACGTCCGCGCGCCGCCGCTCGCTGCTCCGGCTGCTGACCGGTACGGGTGGCCAGAGTCGCCGGTACTTCGAGTCGCTCGCGGCGAGCCTGGGGTACGACGTGGCCGTATCCAGCTTTCACCCCCACACCGTGGAAGACGATGTGGGAGCGTCTATTCATGGCGCCGCGTGGCGCTGGGCCTGGGAGGTTCGATCGGAGGAGCAGACGGTCGAGTACCACGACGTGAACGGCACCGTTCGCGACGCCCTGGCCAACTGGGGCAACGACCGCCTCGAGTGCGTGATCCGCCGCTATCAGCCGGCGGAGAGCGTCGTTCTGTTTGCCTACGGAGAGTAAGACATGGTTGATCGAGCATGGGAACGAGACGCCGCTGACAGCGCCCCGAGCGCACCGGCGGAACCGTCTTTCGGCTACCCCACTGGGGGCAACCCCGCACAGGGCATCCCGGCCACCCGGCCGGGTGACTACTGGTACCACATGGTCACCGAAGAGCTGCGTGCCGTCGCGGAGATCGCGGGCATTGAGCCGGATCACGCGGATCTGACGCAGGTGCGCGAGGCGATTCGTCGCCTGACCGGGACGCAGGTCCAGGAGCTGACCAGCAGTACCGAGCTGGGGCGAGAGCACGCCGGCGTGGTGCTGGTCGATGCCAGCGCGGGCAGCCTCACGCTGACCCTCCCAGGCGCCGGGGTGCTCGCGGGGCTGCGCTACAAGATCATGCGCACGGATACGGACGGCTCCCGCAGCGTCACGATCGAGCCCGCGGCGGGCGACACGATCGCCGGTGATGCCACGTTCGATCTGGTGCCGGGCGCGCAGATCGAGCTGACATCCGACGGCGTTGAAGAGTGGCTGCGCGAGACCGGCAACGTCATCCCTGACGAGAACACCGGAACCCCCTACCGCATCGTCATCGTCGACGGCTACCTGGCAACCGAGGAGTTAACTGCATGAAGGGCATCCCGCACAACGCGCTGAAGACGGCGCAGGACTACGAGGGGCTGCACGCCCAGGCGCTGGCCGGTGAGCTGCGCCCGCGCGAGGTGGACACGCTGCGCGGCTACTGGCAGGCGCTGCTGGACGGCCGCTGGCGCTACGACCGCGACCGCAAGCTGGCCGAGGGTGAAGAGCCGGACGGCCCGGAGCCGGAGTACCGCGTGCTGGCCGAGGAGACCGAGGACGGCACGGCCGAGCGCTGGCAATTCCAGCGCGTGCGCGATGAGCACGCCCGGATCGACGCGCTCGGCTACACGCCCGCGCAGGTCGAGGCCAAGATCACCGAACTGGAAGGAGCACAGGAATGATCTCGATCGAAGCAGCCAAGATGCCCGGCTTTGCCAGCCTGCTGGGCCGCGTGAAGGCGGCCGGGGACTTTACCCTGGACATCCCCGACATGGCCCTGAACATCGGTGGCCACGGCCAGGGCTTTATCGTGCACGAGGCCCTGGACTGGGACCCGACCGCGAACGAGGACGGCACCCTGGGCGGGTCGCTGTCCCTCGGCGATGACGTGTACCTCTACGCCGTGGCGGACCCCAGCGGCGTGGCCACCCTGGTGGCCAGCAAGAACATCACCGTGCCCGATGGCCATACCGCCGAAACCACCCGCCGCATCGGCGGCTTTCACGTGGGCCGCCACCGCCCGCTCGCCGAGCGCTACAGCACCACGTTCAACCCGCCCACCGTGATCGTGCCCAACAGCGTGTGGGACCATCACCACCGCCCGACCTGCGACCCGACCGGCATGGTCGAGGTGATCCCGGACCAACTGTGGGCGGACATCTATCTGTCCAGCGAGGACGGTGGCCTGTGGCCGTCGACCATCCCGCTCTCGCGCCACGGTGCCACGCCGCTGTCCGGCTCCGAGGGCTACAGCCGCTACCTGGACCTGCCGTACCTGGCCGCCAACGCCGGCAAGCGCCTGCCCACCCTGGCCGAGTTCTTCCGCTACGCGGACGGCGCCCCCCAGGGCGGCGAGAACGACAACGACACCGCCTGGTCCAGCTCGAGCAACTCCGGGCGCACGGCCACCGGCACCGTGGCCAAGGCCGTGAGCTGCCTGGGCGTGGTCGACGCCGCCGGCAATCTGTGGGAGCCGACGCTGGATCACAATGATGTGGGGTCCATGTCCAGTGTCGATTACGAATGGGACCGTCTGATCCTGGAGAACGGCCGGGATAGCACCGAGAACCGGGGCGAGATGTACCATCGGCGGTGGCGCTTCTGGATGGCCGGGGGCAGATTCGACAACGGTGCCCGTTGTGGCTCCCGCTGCGCGGACTCGCACAACGGCCCCGGGGCTGTGCCTTCGCTTACGGGGTTGCGGTGCGTCGCGCCGGCCCGCCGCCAGTGACGCCCTGTGGCCTCGCTTCCTGAAGAGGCCCCGCGGCAGCGGGGCCTGGCCGTGGTCAACAAGGCCGAGCGCCTGATCGTGGATCTCGGCCCGGCCCTGGACCGCGTGCCCCGCACCCAGCGTTACCGCTACGCCACCCGCGTGGAGGACGCGCTCTGGGAGCTGGTGCAGCGGCTCATCGAGGCCGCGATGAGCGGGCAGAAGAGCAAGATCTACCGCGCGGACGAACAGGTCCGCTTCATCCATGCGTTGCTCCGCGTCGGCGCGGAGCGCAAGTGGCTCAGCCCCAAGCGGGTCGGCGATGCCGCCGGCATGCTGGGCGAGATCGGCTCCATGATTGGCGCCTGGCGCCAGCGCATCGGAGCCGCATAGGGGCAAGACGGATTTCGGCGGTGGCGCTTCTGGATGGCCGGGGGCGATTTCGACAACGGTGCCCGTTGTGGCTCCCGCTGCGCGAACTCGAACAACAACCCCGAGAATGTGAATTCGAATACGGGGTTGCGGTGCGTCGCGCCGGCCCGCCGCCAGTGCCCCCAGGCACGGAGAGGGCCGCAAGGCATTTGCGGCTCCCGAGCACCCACTGATATAGGGGTCAGCCGTTTTGTCCCGGTCCCGGCCGCAAGCCGGGCCGAACACGCCAGGCCGGTTCGCGCGAGTAGGGAAACCGAAAGCCCGCACCGGCCGTTTTTTATTCCAGGAGGGAACGTGGGCAAGCGCTACAAGGGACTGATCGAACCGATCATCGACTGGGACAACCTGATCCAGGCGCACCGCCTGGCCCGCCGGGGCAAACGCGACCGCGCCGAGGTGACCGCTTTCGAGGCCAACCTGTGGCAGGAACTGGCCGCGCTACAGATGGAGATGCTCTGGGGCACCTACCAGCCCGGGCGTTACCGCGAGTTCCTCGTCTACGAGCCCAAGCGCCGGCGCATCCTCGCCGCGCCCTACCGCGACCGCGTCGCCCAGCACGCCATCTGCGCCATCACCGGCCCCATCTGGGACCACAGCATGTTCCCCCACAACTACGCCTGCCGCCCCGGCAAGGGCACCCACGCCGGCGCCGACCAGGCGCAGGCCTGGCTGCGCGGCATGGCCGCCACCGGCCCCTGCTGGGTGCTCAAGATGGACATCCAGCAATACTTCGCCTCCATCCCGCACGCCCTCGCGTGCAGCGTCATCCGCGACAAGATCGCCTGCCCCGCTACCCTGCGCCTGCTGGACCGCATCATCGCCAGCACCGCCGGGCACGACGAGCGCGAACCGGTGGGCATCCCCGTGGGCAACCTCGTCAGCCAGTGGATCGCCAACCTGGTCGGCAACCGCATCGACCAGTGGGCCAAGCGCGAGCTGCGCCTGCGCCGCTACGCGCGCTACATGGACGACATGATCGTCCTGGTGCGCACCCGCGAAGAGGCCCTGGCCATCCGCGAGGCCTTCCGCGAACAGCTCGCCAGCCTCGGCTTCGCGTTCAGCAAGACCTCCATCCTCCCGGCCAGCCGTGGCCTCAACTTCCTCGGCTACCGCATCTGGCCGCACAAGCGCCTGCTCCGGCGCGACTCCATCCGCCGCATGCGCCGCCGCCTCGCCCACCTGGAATACCGCCACGCCCAGGGCACCATCACCCCGTTCGAGATCCAGCAACGCATCAACTCTTGGGAAGCCCACGCCCGCCACGCCGACAGCGCCACCCTGCGCCGCCGCATCCTCGGCCGCTGGGGCTCTTTAACCGTCAATTAA